CTTTGTTGCAGGTATTCTTACACTATCGCCGAAGGTAGCAAACCCTGCCGCACTCATATCAAGGGTTAAAGCTGTAATTTCTGAACCGCCATCACTGCCTTTAAAAACTATGTCCTCATCAGTTGATGTAGTTCTTATATTTAAGTCGTTATTCGTACTTGAAAAAACACCAAAGACAAATCCATTATCTTTTAACCTTATATCACCACCATTTGCGTCAATGTTTATGTCAGATTCAAAATCTAAAGTCAGGTCATCTGCACCGCTAATTGTCATAGCCCCAGAACTTAAAGCAAGAGTAGTTCCATCAAGCGTGAAGTTATCAACTACTACACCTGCGTTGGCTGTAAGGACTCCTGAAGGTGTCAAAGTTCCCGTGACCGAAATACCGCCAGATGCTGTTGCGAGTTTTTCAGACCCTGCATGATGTAAGGTTGCAATATCACCCACGCCTTTAATTAAATTGTTACCGCTTGCGTTTTCTACGCGAAAGTCACCAACTTTTATTTTTATAGCGCCAGTGCCAGCATCTTCAATAATTGAGTGGCTTCCTGTGTGATAAATCTGTAAATCCGACCCTGCTCCAAAAATAGCTTTGCTTGAATCAGCAAACGTAATGTCATCGCCAGTACCTACTGCAATGTCTGTACCACCTGTAGCATTGCTTAGTGCAAGTATTTCAGCGAGGGTATCAACCGTGTCCTGTTGTGCATCTACATAGGCTTTAATGGACTGCTGAGTCGCTAAAGCAGTTGCGCTATTACCTGACATATCATCTTGGTCGAGTATGTCTGTGACCGTTACAGACCCAGTACCTGACAAGCCATCAAACTCTACGTTGCCATTGACCGTTACTGCGGCAAAGGTTGGAGAGTCAGTTGTTGCAACGCCTTGATTTAAAGCCTTAACGCTTGCAATAGCAGTAAGCTCTGAATCCATCAAAGCTCCTGCGGCTGTAACATTAGCTGTGTCTGTTACGTCTGCTGAAGCCTCAATAGCATTAAGCTTAGAATGATCTGCATCTGTAAAGACATTAGAGTCGCTTGCGGCTTCTACTGCTGTACGAATCTCTGCGTTTGTTTGATCTGCGGTTGCAGAGGCTTCAATGCCATCAAGCTTAGTACCATCAGTAGCTACATCACGACCATCTACTGTACCGCCAACTGTGATATTTCCTGTAGCGCCTACGGTTGTAAATGATCCTGCCGCCGCACTAGAGCCTCCAATAACAGTACCGTCTATTGTACCGCCATCAATGTCTGGAGTATTTACGTCTGGAGAAGTGAGGGTCTTGTTGGTTAATGTCTGTGAGCCTGTAAGAGTAGTTACAGTGCTATCTATTGCAAGTGTTACGCCATTGCCGCTTGCAGTAGAATCAATACCAGTGCCGCCCAATACACTTAAAGCTTCAGAATCTAAATCAATTGAAATGCTTGAAGAGCCGTCAGTCAGGTCTAGGTCTTGTGCAGTTACTTGAGAATCTACATAAGCTTTGATGCTTTGTTGAGTTGCAAGGGCTGTAGCACTATTGCCTGACATATCATCTTGATCTAAAATGTCTGTAACTGTAACTGAACCTGTTCCTGATAGACCGTCAAATTCTATAGTTCCATCGACATCTATGTTGCCACCAATTGTAAGGTTGCCTGTAGCTGTAAGGCTATCAATGTATGCGTCTTTAAAGCGCAGAACATTTGTACCTAAATCTACATCGCTATCTGTAACTGGATATACTACACCGTCTTCAATGCGTACTTGTTCTACGGCACTGCCGCCTACTTCTACATAAACACTCCAACGATTGTTAGAGCTATCAACAACTATTTTATTATTAAAGTCTTGGTCGCCTATAGTATGAATATTGCCGCCTTCGCCTGCTCCACCATCGTGTTGGTGTCCTGTTGTGCCTGTAGAGGCATAAGCAAAAGCAGAAACTAGTTGATTATATTCTGTATTAAAAAGTGCGGCTGTGATTGTATCGCCATCAGAAAAAGTGCTTTGTCTTGTATAGCTAGTGCCTGACATTATTTATCTCCGTGTTGAAGGCATATAATCAATGTACATACCGTTTACTGAAAAAGGTGGGTTTATATCATCTGTTCTTATTCTAAAGCTTACTGAGTATCCACCGCCCTGTACAGCCTGCCGAACTAAAGGATCATTAGATGCTCCAAAAATAGTGCTGTTAAATAAAGATACTCCAAATATAGCAGGCGTTGGCACTGCTGACATTGTGTAATCTAAAGGCTGTGGTACTCCATCATCTTCATAGTCATATCTTACTCGCAGTACAGGCTGTGCTACTCCTTCAGGACTGAATGATATTTTTACATACCGCATATTCTTTCGTGTTCCAAAGTCTCCAAAGTCATAACTAGGAGTTGTATAAGTTGCTCTTATGTTTGCTTCAGAACCTAAATGCAAGAAAGAGTTTCCAGTATCGTGAGTATATACGTAACCTGCACTATCTCCATGAAATGTTTTTTCTGTTCCATCTGAACTAAATCCAGAAGTAATTGCTCTTGCTTGTACTCCAAGAGTTTCTGACCATGAAAAACCATTAGTAGTTAATGAGCCTATAATGCCTTTTGAGTCTTTAGCGCCTTGTGTTAATGTAGTGTAAAATATTCTGTACTGAGATTTTTGCCGCAATACAACACTATCTACAATTAAATCTGCAATGTTTTCTGCTATTGTTTCTACAATGTTTTGTATTTGACGGCTTACTGTTCCTAACTCAACGTCACCAATACGCGCAGTACCTGCAATTGTTCTTACACCATCAGGGCTTAAAAATACTAAGTCACCTGCAATTTCTTGAATAGTGTGGTTGTCTAAACAACCTACGTTTTTAGTAACAGGAATAACTGCAACACTATTAGCATCATTTATATTTACAAGTTTATAAATACTATTCTTACAAAAAATTACTAGATCAGAACGGAAGCCCCGTATGCCTATTACTTTATCGTCTAGTTTTATACTTCCTGAACCGCTACTAGAAAAACTATCTATATCATCTGTTCCACTATAAAAAATAGTATTAGGATTATTTGTGTCTCCTGCTACTACTAAGTGTCTATCATGTACTGTGCAGGCTGTAGGGAACACAGAACCTGATACTGTTATTTCTGCCGCAAAGTAAGTTCTATTACTTAGTGCGCCTGTTCCTGTCATTTTAAAATAAAAAGGCTTTGTAGCTGAAGACTCATCAACAATAATTATTTCGCCGTAAGTTGTGTCACCTTCATAAAGTGCAAAGCTACATTGTCCTTGAGTAGTTCTTGCTAGTGTTGAGCGACCACTAAAAGTACTAAAGTTGTCTCCGCTTCCTGCTACACTTGCTTTGTTTATTTGTAGCCAAGTGCTTCCGTCTAATGTAAAGAAAATGTTTGTACCCGAACAAGCTATTAAGCCATCAGCATATACAAACAAACCTAAAATTGGATTAGTTCCATTTGGGTTAGTATTTCCAAATCTAGTAAAGCCATTAATTCTACGGTAGCCGCCGTCTGCATCGACCTCAAAGTTTTCTAAGTCTGTAGCAAGCCCCGGCTGAGCTAACATCTCAAACTGATTTAAATTAGTATTTAAACCGCCTTTGCACGATAGACCAAAAGGTTGTGAACCTGCCATTAAATATACACCGTTCTATCATCTTTAATATAAAAAGGAGCGGGAGACATTAAAGCCGCCTTCATGTTTTTTAAGCCTTTTTTATAATCGTCATTTGAAAACGCCGCCGCTTGAGCATTATCTTTAAATTGATGTACGTAGTATCTAGCTCTATTTAAAAGAACAGGGCTATATACATCAGGAAATACTATAGTATCTGAATGTGCTGATAATGCTGTAGGTTGTACATAAGCAAAAAACCAAATACGATATACTTTATCTGGGATAGCACTAAGCCCAAACTTGCGATTGTCTGGGCTTTTAAATACTCGTTGAGGTGTTCCAAATTGTTGGCCGTCAGCATCATCTAAGTTTTCGCTGAGCCTGTAAAAATCTTTCCATTCTTCTATAGTAATAAATCTTAAATTTCTAGCTTCAAAAGGAGCAGTCTCGCCGGACACTCCTACTGTTGTCATGTAGAAGTTATCCCAATCTACATAACTATAATCTGTTGTGATGTCTGAACTTTCAGGCTTTAGCTCATACCATCTTGTACCTGCTACTGTTTCTACATAAATATTCCCATACATGGGGTCTGTCTCACCGCTTTCGCCTAAAGACAAGAAAGGCCATTGTGGTTCTTCATTGACAATATCAAAGTATGCTCTATTAATGACATCTTTTACGTGCGTTTGTATTCCTACGGAAGTAGAAAAAGTAGCACTTGTAAGCTCAACTTCATTAATTTCTCTGAGGATTTCATTTGATAATTTTAAAAAGGTTGTTGCCATGATTTATTTTGCCTTTGTAGTTTTAGTGGACTTTCCAAATATTACGTCCCAGTTTGCATCATACTTTTTTTTATTTTCAGCTTTGTAAAAACTTCCTGTATCTCCAAGTATCTTTCCATTTGGCTTAGCTGAAATCATCATTGGTTTTTCATTTGTTCCTACTTGTGGCATATATACTCCTTAAAAAGATTGGGGGAGTATTTCATCCCCCTCTCTTATGTTTCTACTTAGTCGATACCGTAGAATGCAGATACTAGTGCCTCTGGACGTAGTACTTTAGCTCCATAAACATGCAAGCCTCGTACAATATCACCAAAGCTATCTGGATCACGGATGACCTCAGTGCTAGTGATAGTCTGTGCAGTAGAAACTGCTGACATGTGACCCGCTACACACTGTCCTGCCGCATTAGATGTGGCCGCAATGTTGTTAGTTTTGTACATGTCAAATCCTCGCAACTTACCAGTTGATACTAGGCCGTTTCGGATTGAACCTTGTCCGGCGTTGAAATCAACAGAAAGTAGCTTAGAAGAGCTTTGAACTAGAACTTCATAGAACTCAGGGTTAGCTAGGAACCAACGACCTTCTTCTGGTACGTTTTGCTCGTCAAGTAGACGGGCCATACGAGAAAGAACATCAATTGGGTCATGCTCACTTGAACCAAAACCAATATCTAAGTTACCAGTTCCGTCAAAAGTACCTTCTGCAAGGTCAGTAGCACTATCAGAACCCATGATATGGTTAGGACTAGACGCAGAAACACCTGCAATAATCTTAGCAATTACGCCTGCGTCAAATGCATCCTTCAAAGCGTAAGCCGCTGAAGAAGTCGCTACTTCTTTAAAGTTAACATGAGACATAGAAGTTTCAATGTCGTCTACTTTAAATTTGAAAGCGTTAGCTACGTCTACAATGAGAGTAGTTTCTGCATCAGTCAGTTTAGTTTGAGTTACGTCTGCGCCACGCTCATACTGAAAAACAGTAATTTCTGGTTCTTTGATAATCTTTACAGAATCTCCGAAACCTGCGATCTCACCTGCATAGTCAGTGTTGGTAATTGCTTCAGCTACTGAAGACTTACGGAAAAAGTTAAGAACCTTCTTAGAAAAAATTGAAGGCATGAAAAAGGCATTAGTTTGCCCTGAAACAGAGTTACCAAAGTTACCGTTGGTATCTGTACTTTGTTCAAAAAGTTGATCTGATTGGTTAAAAGCCATGTTATGTTACTCCTAAAAGACAATAATTAAAAATTATCGCACTCGCCCTTCCATGATAGCTTGATCAATTTCAGCTTCATATTTATCAAAATCTCTCATGGACAACGCCGCGATTTCCCGTTGTGTCCATATCTTTGGTTCTTTAGCATCTACACCTGTTGTTTTGGTAGATACAAAGTCTGCCGCAGATTTGGAAGATTGTGACTTCTTTGACTTTTGCTTTGTATTTTTAGTTAGACCATTTTCTAATTTATATAAATCAATAGCTTTGATGGCTAAATTAACATTATTTGGGTTGTTGTAAATCCAATCCTGAATTGCTTCAGGTTGAGTTTCTGCCCAGTTATGAAACTTTTCATCGCCTCGTATATCTTCAAAGTCGGGGTGCTGTTCATGTAGGGCTGATTCAGCTTCTCTACGTGCAATAGCGGCCTCTCTTTCTTCAATAGCTGAGAGTTTACTTCTGATTGCTTCGACTTGTTGTTCGCTTTGTAAGTGTGCAACAGTCTCTACAGTTTCATATAGATCAGGATATTG